AAACACCCCATGCAAAAATATAATACAATGCGCGAAAATCACTTAGGAGTGCGGCCCCCTCCATGTATACCTTGACCATTGACAACGACATTCCGCTAGCGGAATTTAGCCCGACGTTTGAATCTCTAGACGCCCGGGTGGCTGCTGCATTGTCTTCGTTGCATGACACCGACTCGATGCCGGCGGAAATATCGGACGAAGATGCGGAACTTTCAAGGGCCATATTTACTGGCCGGCAGGTAGCATCCGATTCAGACCTGTCCAAACCAGAAGTCATTACCCACCTTGGGGCGCTCCTGCAGGAATACGACCACCTCGTAGTTAAGTCAGCCGCGCAGCTCCGTACGTACATCACCAACAAACTCATACTAGAGAGCGCCAATGCCGACCCGCGCATTCGCTTAAAGTCTCTAGAAATGTTGGGCAAGATTAGCGACGTCGGCCTGTTCACGGACAAGACTGAAATCACCATGCGCCATCGGCCCACGGAAGAGCTGGAACAGTTACTGCGGGAGCGCCTCACCCGGGTGGTGGAGAGCGAAGCATTTGACCCAGACAAAGGGCGGCAGCAGGTGGTGGATATTGAGTTTGATGTGGCTGAAGTAACTGGAGCCCATACATAATGGACCTAGAACTAACCAGCGAGATGGTCGAAAGGATTATCAAGAAGCTGCCCCGTGCGGAAGCGGCTGAATTGCTGGTTATGTTTGAAGAGTTAGAGGACCGCAAGCGCATACAGCTGGCGCAAAACGACTTCCTTGCGTTCATTGCGGCCCTAGACAAGACCTACAAGTTCGGCACCCACTTAAAAAGGCTGGGTTCTTTGCTGATGGACGTCGAGCAGAACATCAAAAACCGGATTGCCGTGAGTATGGCACCGCGTATGGGCAAGTCCCAAATGATTTCTATCTACTACCCGGCGTGGTATTTGGGCAGGCACCCCGATCACAAGGTCATTGTGGCGTCCCACACAGCGGATTTGGCGCTGGTTATGGCCCGAAAAGTGCGAAATTTGATTAATACGGCGGAATACAAGCGCATTTTTCCCCAAACTGCCATCGCTGCGGACGCAAAAGCTGCTGGACAGTGGAATACCACCAAGGGTGGAGAGTATTTTTCGATTGGTGTGGGCGGTGCGCTAGCCGGACGGGGTGCCCACCTCATAATTGCCGACGACCCGCTGTCCGAACAGGACATTAAGGCGGGAAATACCAACTCTTTGGACAATACTTACGAGTGGTTCAGTGCTGGTTTGCGTACTCGTCTCATGCCAGAGGGGAAAATCTGTGTTCTGCATACCCGTTGGCACCAGCGGGACCTAATTGGCCGGCTTTTGAAGGATTCGGCCATGAACGAGGGGGGCGACGACTACGAAGCCTTTGAATTCCCTGCCATCCTTAACGAAAATACCGAAAACGAGAAGTCCATCTGGCCAGAACAGTGGTCACTAGAGGCTTTGCAGCAGACCCGGGCGTCCATGCACCACATTATGTGGCAGTGGTATGCACAATACCAGCAGAACCCGACCGCCTCCGAAGCCGCCATTATTAAACGCGAGTGGATTAAGTGGTGGACCAAAGAAAACCCCCCGCCGATCGACTTCATTGTGCAGTCTTTTGACACGGCCTTAACTACTAAGCAGCGGTCTGACTACTCTGTGTGCCATACGTGGGGTGTGTGGACAAACGACGATGACGGCAGCACCAATGTGATTTTGCTAAATAAGGTCAAGGGTAAGTATGAGTTCCCCGAACTCAAGGCCATGGCCCACGAGCAGTACAAAGACTGGGAGCCGGACAGTGTGATTGTGGAGGCCAAGGCCAGCGGCCAGCCGTTAATTGATGAGATGCGGCGCTCCGGTATATTTGTGCAGGATTTCAGCCCGGGTAAAGGGCAGGATAAAATTGCGCGCCTTAATGCGGTGTCGGACTTATTTGCGTCCGGCCATGTGTGGTTTCCTGAAACTGCATGGGCATCGGCTACAGTTGAAGAGATTTTGGCGTTCCCTAGCGGCGAGCATGACGACGAGGTTGATACCATGACGCTAGCGCTGGCCCGGGTACGTAATGGAGGTTTGTTGCGTGTACGCACAGACCACGAGGATAATGAGACATTCCGTCCGTCTAGGCGGCAGGCTTACTATTAAAGGTATATATGGCAACAAGCAGCATGTTCCCCTCGGTTTCACCCGCGCCCCTAGGGTTGCAGGACTCCGACCTCCCCGACACCCCAGACATGGAGATCGAGATTGATAACCCCGACGCGGTAACCCTGTCGGACGGGTCGATGGAGATTACGCTGACCCCGGACACCGACGCTAGCGGCGAGTTTGATATTAACTTGGCCGAAGAAATGGACAAGGCGGATTTGCAGAAGGTATCTAGCGAGCTGATGGAGCTCATTGATGCCGACATCGTGTCGCGCAAAGATTGGGTGGAGGCCTACGTCAAAGGCCTCGAGGTGTTGGGCATGAAGTACGAAGAACGTACGGAGCCGTGGACCGGTGCCTGTGGGGTGTTCAGCACTGTGTTGACCGAAGCGGCTGTTAGGTTCCAGAGCGAGACGATTATTGAGACCTTCCCCGCACAGGGCCCGGTCAAAACCGAGATTATTGGTGCGATCGACAAAATGAAGGAAGAGGCTGGAGAGCGTGTCCGTGACGACATGAACTACCAGTTGACCGAGGTGATGACGGAGTACCGCCCTGAGCATGAGCGCCTGCTGTACAACCTTGGCTTGGCGGGCTCGGCGTTTAAAAAGGTCTACTTTGACCCGGGCTTGGGCCGGCAGACCGCGATGTTTGTCCCCGCAGAGGATTTGATTATTCCGTACGGTGCGTCTAGTGTGCGCACTTCGGAGCGGGTCACGCATGTTATGCGTAAGACCAAAAATGACTTGGCCAAACTTATGGCTGCGGGTTTTTACCTAGATGTAGACCTCGGCGAGCCAAGCGTAATCCACACGGATATTGAGAAGCAAAAGGCCAAGGACCAAGGCTACTCCGTTACCGACGATGAGCGCTATCAGATTCTTGAGGTGCACGTTGACTACGACATGCCCGGGTATGAGGACGAGGACGGCATCGCGCTGCCTTACGTGGTTACGATCGACCGTGCTACCACCGAGATTTTGGCCATTCGCCGTAATTGGAACCCGGACGACAAGCAACGCCTAAAGCGCCAGCACTTTGTTCAGTACACCTACATCCCCGGCTTCGGTGCTTACGGCCTTGGCCTGATTAACTTGATTGGCGGCTACGCCCGCGCCGGCACTTCCCTGATTCGCCAATTGGTAGACGCAGGAACCCTGTCGAATTTGCCCGGTGGTATGAAGACTCGTGGTCTGCGTGTAAAGGGTGACGATACACCTATTGCACCGGGTGAATTCCGTGACGTGGATATTGCCAGTGGGGCTCTGCGCGACAACATTATGCCGCTTCCTTATAAGGAGCCAAGCCAAGTTCTGCTGGCCCTGCTGAACCAAATTACCGATGAGGGTCGTCGGTTGGGCTCGATCGCCGACATGAACGTGAGTGACATGGGTGCGAATGCTCCGGTGGGTACCACCCTTGCGCTGCTGGAGCGCCAGCTCAAAACTATGTCTGCAGTTCAGGCCCGGGTGCACTACTCCATGAAGCAGGAGTTCCAGCTGCTGCGCGACATCATTCGTGACTATACCCCTGAGGAGTACGCGTTCGACCCGTCGTCGGGCGATCGTAAAGCCAAGCGTGGCGACTATGACCTGTGCTCGGTCATCCCCGTGTCGGACCCCAACAGCGCGACGATGGCTCAGCGGATCATGCAGTACCAAGCTGTGATTCAGCTGTCCCAAGGTGCGCCCCAGATTTATGACCTGCCACAGTTGCACCGCCAGATGATTGAGGTGCTGGGTATTAAGAACGCAGACAAACTGGTGCCGATCGAAGACGACATGAAACCCCGTGACCCTGTGTCTGAGAACATGGCGTTCCTCAATGGCAAGCCAACCAAGGCATTTATCTACCAAGACCACGATGCACACATTGCTGTGCACACTGCCATGATGCAGGACCCGATGCTGATGCAGCAGATTGGCCAGAACCCCCAAGCTCAGAAAATGATGATGTCGATTCAAGCGCACATCTCGGAGCACTTGGCCTATGCGTACCGCTCTAAAGTTGAAGCCCAGCTTGGCGTACCGATGCCCGCACCGGACGAGGACTTGCCAGAGGAGCTCGAAGTGCAGTTGTCACGCATGGTGGCTCAAGCTGCGCAGCAGGTGTTGGAGCAGAGTAAAGGTCAGGCTCAGCAGGCTCAGGCACAACAAGCCGCACAAGACCCGCTGGTCCAGTTGCAGCAGGCTGAGTTGCAGATCAAGCAGACCGAAGCCCAGACCAAAGCTAAGAAGGTCGACGGTGAGTTGGCCATCAAGCAGCAGGAGCTGGCGCTCAAGCAACAGCAGGCAGGTGGGGAAAACCCTGAGATGGTTGCCCAACGCCACGCCCAAGAGCTGCAGATTCAGCAGCAGCGTCACCAGCAGGAGCTGGCTCAGTCGCAACAGATGCACAACGTCCAGCTGGCGCAGCAGGCTCAGGCCGGCCAGATGAAACAGCAACAGGCTCAGCAGGCGCTTGCCCACGGCGGCGCGGTACACCTGCAGAAAGTAATGCACGCAGATCAGGCCCACCTGCACAAGTTGCACACAGCCGCCGAAGCCGCTGCCCAATCTAAACACAAACCTGAAAAGAGAGAACCTAAATGAATGAAATCGCGGTACTTGAGCATCTGAGCGAAAAGCTCGCTCAGCGTCGAACGGAATTAGCTGAATCTTTGGCAGAGGGGGGAGTCGTCGACTTCCCTGCTTACCGGGAACTGTGCGGAGTTATCCGAGGTCTCCTGACCGCACAGATGGAAATAGGTGACCTCGTGCGTACTTTGAAAGCTAACCATGACTAACTTTGATGTTCAAGCCGTTGACTTGTCGGGGGTATTAAATACCGCCCCTGAAGAGAAAGCGCGGCAAGTGCCGGACCCAGCAACATTCCACATCTTGTGTATGTTGCCCAAGGCAGACGAGACTATTGAGGGTAGCTCCCTCGTAAAAACCGCGACCATGATGCACCACGAAGAGCTTTTGTCTCCCGTGTTGTTTGTGGCCAAGATCGGACCCGACGCGTTCCCCAAGGACAAGTTTCCCAGCGGTCCGAGTTGCAAGGTAGGTGATTTTATTATTACTCGCCCCAATAGCGGAACCCGCATGCTAATTCATGGTACTGAATGGCGTCTTATCCATGATGAATCTGTTGAAGCGGTTGTGCAAGACCCTCGCGGCATCAAACGCCCATACTAAGGAGGGTATATGGCAACAGAACAAACTACCTTTGAGTTTCCCGACGAAACTACAGTAGAGTTAGAAAATCCTCGGGCCGGCAGTCGTGTTGTGGCTCCAGCGGATGAGATTGAAATTGTTGACGATACTCCGCCAGCAGACCGCAACCGCAAACCTATGGCTGAACCGCCTAAGGACGTCACTGATGAAGAGCTGTCCAAGTACGACGAGAGCGTGCAAAGCCGAATCAAGCACTTCTCCAAGGGCTACCACGAGGAGCGCCGAGCTAAAGAACGTGCCGAACGTGAGCGCGAAGAGGCAGTACGCCTAGCGCAGAAAATCGTTGAAGAAAACCGCCAGCTTAAAGGCTCGCTACATGAAGGTCAAACTGCATTAATGGAGCAGGCCAAACAAGTAGTTGCCAATGAGATGGAGAAAGCCCGTACCAAGTTTAAAACTGCGTATGAAGCTGGGGACCCCGAGGCCTTGGCGGCGGCACAGGAAGAAATGACTGCAGCGCGTATTAAATCTGACCGCGTTGATAATTTTCGCCCTACCCCTGTACAAATTACTGAAAATACTGTACAAACTACCCAACAGCCTCAACAGCTGGATATGGAACCCGAGTTAAAGAGCTGGACAGAGCGTAATCCATGGTTCGGCACTAAAAAGGGTATGACGGCGTATGCTGTAGGACTCCATGACGATGTTGTGGCAGAAGGATATACTGCTGGAAGCGCCAAATACTACGAACGTATTGACGCCGAAATGCGGCAAAGATTTGCAGATGAGTTCGAGTCTGCGGACCCGGTTGATGCGCCAACTCAACGGACCAAATCGAACGTAGTTGCACCGGCAACTCGTAGTACTGCGCCCAAAAAAGTCGTACTTACTAAATCGCAGGTGGACATTGCTAAGCGACTTGGAGTTCCATTGGAGCTTTATGCAAAGCAAGTAATAGCTGAACAAACTAGGAAATGAGTATGACTGAAACAATTCGTAAGAGCCGTGAGTCTGAAACACGCGTAGCTAACCAACGCCCTACAAAATGGGCACCGCGCCGACTTCTGCCCGATCCGACACCGGAACCGGGGTATGCGTTTCGTTGGGTTCGAGTTAGTATGCTTAGTAAGGATGATCCGACTAACATTTCTGGTCAGTTTGGCGAAGGTTGGGAACCTGTAAAGGCGTCCGACCACCCAGAGGTACAGTCTTTTGGTAGTGGCCATGCTCACTTTCCAGACAGTATTTTGATTGGTGGTTTGATGTTGTGCAAAGCCCCCGAGGAGTTTATGCGCGACCGCGAAGCATATTTCCGTCAAAAAACGGAAGCAGAGATGGCCGGCGTAGACAACACGTACATGCGAGAAAACGACCCACGAATGCCGCTGTTTAAAGAGCGGAGTTCTAAAGTTACTTTTGGTAGAGGTATTTAAATTTTTTTGGAGTCTTAAATGGCATATCCTACGGTCTCGGCCCCCTACGGCCTAAAGCCGGTCAACTTGATCGGCGGTCAAGTATTTGCGGGTTCTACCCGCCTTGTACCCATTTCGTATAACTACAGCACCTCCATGTTTTATGGTGACGTTGTAGCTATTGCGCGTGGTTTTGTCGTGCCTTTTACTGGCACTACTACCTTCAACAGCCAAGCTGTGGTTGGTATTTTCTTGGGTTGCCAATACACGAACCCGTTGACCAAACAGTTGACTTTCAGCCAATACTACCCCGCTAGTACTGCGGCTGGTGATATTCAAGCTGTAATTTGTGATGATCCTGACACAGTGTTTAAAGCTGCTGTCTGCCCCGCATCCAGCACAACTGTTACTAGCGCAAGCTACGCGATGGTTGGCCAAAACGCGCCTCTGGTGCAGAACACTGGTAGCACGTCTACTGGTAACTCCGCCGTTGCCGTTCAAAGCCAAGCCTCGGTTGGTGCTAACGCCGCTTACCCCGTGCGCATTGTTGGTATCGTCCCCGATACTGCAGTTGCTTTGGGTACCGCAGTGTATAGCAGCATCAGCACCGCCACCATCACGACTACCGCTAACGTAGGCTTCGCAGTCCCCGTTGGTGCTGACGTCGCTTGGTTGGCCCCTAACGGTTCGCTGGTGGAAACCGGTTCGTTCGTTGCTACGGCTATTACAGCTAACAACACGACTTCTGTTGTGTTGAACGCTGCACCTCAGCAAACGATTGGTTCGAGCGCCACGCTCGTGTTTACTCAGTATCCTGAAGTTTTGGTCAAACTGAACTTCGGCTTGCAAGAGTACTACGCTGCTGCCGCAGTCTAAGGAGTTAAATTATGGCTATTTCACGCGCACAACTATTGAAGGAACTGCTCCCCGGCCTGAACGCTTTGTTCGGTCTGGAGTACGCCAAGTATGGCGAAGAGCACAAAGAAATCTACGAAACCGAAACCTCGGAGCGTAGCTTTGAAGAGGAAACCAAGCTGTCTGGCTTTTCCGCCGCACCGGTGAAGAACGAGGGCTCTGCAATTGCTTATGACAATGCGCAGGAAGCTTGGACCGCACGTTACAACCACGAAACCATCGCGATGGGCTTTTCCATCACCGAAGAGGCCGTGGAAGATAACTTGTACGACAGCCTCTCCAGCCGCTACACCAAGGCTTTGGCTCGTGGTATGGCATACACCAAGCAGGTCAAGGCTGCTGCAATTTTGAATAACGGCTTTTCCGCCAACGTCACTTACGGTGATGGCGTGTCGTTGTTCTCTACTGCACACCCCTTGGTCTCTGGTGGTACCAACAGCAACCGCCCCGCTGTTGCCGCTGACTTGAATGAGACTTCGTTGGAAAACGCTGTTATTCAAATTGCCGGCTGGACTGATGAGCGTGGTTTGCTGATTGCTGCTCGCCCCAAGAAGTTGATTGTTCCCCCGTCTTTGATGTTCGTCGCTACCCGCCTGCTGGAAACAGAACTGCGCGTTGGTACCACCGATAACGACATCAACGCGATCAAGAACAACGGTTCGATCCCTGAGGGTTACACCGTCAACCACTTCTTGACCGACACCAACGGCTGGTTCCTGACCACTGACGTGCCTAACGGCTTGAAGCACTTTGTCCGTACGCCTTTGGCGAACTCGATGGACGGGGACTTCGACACCGGTAACGTCCGTTATAAGGCCCGCGAGCGTTATTCGTTCGGTGTGTCTGACCCTCTGGGTGTCTACGGATCGCCCGGTTCGTCCTAAGCCCTCGGGCTTTGAGAAAGGGCTCCTTCGGGAGCCCTTTTTTATGTCTATAATTCTCCAATGACTGAACCTTTACACGAAACCCCCGAGTACCTTAGCTGGGTAGAAAGCGTCAATGCACGCACTGCAGAAATTAACCGCCGCATCCGCACGTCAGGTGGAAACGGCTACTTTTGCAAAAAGACAGGTAAAGACCTTTTTACCAGAATCCGCTATGAGGACTCTTTGTTGGCGCAGCTAGAGAGTAAAAAACTGTGGACAGCAAACCCTGTTGAATGTGGTAAACTAGCCCAATCATGAAAACCCCATCCCTCCCGCGACCTAAGATCACTGTGCGTAGCTCAGTCTGGTCAGAGTTCTCGGTTTGGAACCGAGGGGTCGTAGGTTCAAATCCTACCGCACAGACCAATCATCATTGACCTACTACGGTGTAGGTAGTGTAGTGGTAGCACGACAGCCTGTGAATCTGTCAGCGAGGGTTCGATTCCCCCCATCACCCCAAGTTTTTGTTGTATTTACACAACAGACCTTGTCACAAACCAAGTCACAAAAACCGTGTAGGATGTCTTTGCAGCAAGGTCGCTGCAACTAAATTTTGGAGATAACCATGTTTTTTACTGTAGCTGTTGAATTGCCAGAAGGCAGTTTTTTTGAGTATTCCACCGAGTCCATTCTGCAGTTCTTGCAAGCCGTAGCCGCGTTTGGTGATGGTGAAGTTGTTGAAATTGAAGACGACATCGAAATCCCTGAGGCTATTGACCATTTGTTTGCCGAAGGCGAAGAGTACACCTACGACGAAGACGCTGAGTGCTTCTGCTGGTACGATGAAGAGTACGATGCTTGGTACTGGCTGAACGAAGAGACCGGTGAGTGGCTGCTGGTAGAAGACAACGCTGAAGACGAAGCTGAAGACGAAGCTGAAGACGAAGCTGAAGAAGCCTAATTTGGGTACGATCGTACCCAACACGGGGGGGCCTTAGCGGCCCCCTTTTTCATTGTAGTGGTGGATACGGTGGCAGTTAGCGCAAAGGATGATGCACTTGGCCGCTTCTTTGTACGCACGGGCAAAACGACCGTCGCTAATTAAATCGTTTACACCGTATTTTTTTGTGCCCGGTGGGTGGTGAAAATCAATAACTGCCGGGTGAGAGAATCCGCAAACATGGCAGGCCAACCCCGCTTTGTACTGTAACCACGCATCGCGCTTTTGTTTCCTTAAAGTCCTTGATTTTTCCCTAACAGCGGTTGTATTTTTTTGGTAATGACTAGCCGAATACTCTTTGTGCTTGGCTTTTCTAACAGCGGGGTCTTTGTAGGGCATGCCCTTGACTCTATCAAAATTTAGTGTATATTGTGTGCATCTGGGACTTCCAGTGCGCCAAACTGCCCCAGCAGACGACATACCGATTGACGCACTTAGCTTGTATGTAAGGACACACATCATGGGATTCGCAACTCACCTCGGCCCTTGGCTGCTCGGCACCACCAAAAACACCACTGGCTCTACTGCAGCCACCACCCGCAACACTGGCTGCACCGTTGTGTCGCAAAGCACTGACGTTGTATTCGGTACTTTGACCGGCAACGCAATTGCAGTACCGGCTGGCGCACAAATCGTTGACGTTAAAGTTGTTACGACCACCGTGTTTAGTGCAGCTACTACAGTCAAGCTTAGTATCGGCGGCACAGACTTTACGACCACTGGCACTATCACCTCTGTTGGCAGCGTGGCTCTTGGTGCTAATGCAACTACCCCCGGCGGCTGGTTGAATGTTGGCGCAACTGACACGTTCATCACCTACACCTTGGCTGGTACTTCTTTGACCACCGGTGCTGCCACCATCGTGATTACATACGCTGTACGTGATTCGAGCGGCAACCAAGCACAACCTGCCAACCAACAGTAATTAGTCTCGGGGGCTTCGGCCCCTGTTTTTTAGGGGGTTAGTTATGACAATGCAATATGATGTCAAGTCAGCCTATGCGGGAACCTTGCCTGCACAGTTGTATACAGGGCGGACTCGACTAAAATCTATTGTTTTTATTGGCAATGGAACTGGCGGAACTTTTACTCTTTACGACGGTACAGACAGCACTGGCCCCGTGGTGTATCAATTTAAGTTTTCAACGGCGGTTCAGCCATTCCAAGTGTTGCTTCCCGGAGAGGGAATTATTTGCGCTAATGGTATTTATGCGGTTGGCACCACTCTAAGCGCTATCTCGGTGACCTATGGCTAAGTCACCCGCATGGACTCGCAAGGAAGGCAAAAATCCCGAGGGTGGCTTGAACGCGAAGGGGCGCGCGTCGGCCAAAAAACAAGGGATGAATTTGAAGCCTCCCCAGCCGGAAGGCGGAAGCAGGCGCGACTCCTTTTGCGCAAGGATGAGTGGTATGAAGAAGAAGCTCACCAGCGCGAAGACCGCCAACGACCCGAACTCGCGTATAAACAAGAGCCTTAAAGCTTGGAACTGCTGATATGACTGAGCATCAAGACACGGTTAAACACGCTATTGACATTCTTGCTCCGTTGGCAGCAATAGGCTCGTTTTTTGAACTACTTTCACCTATTTTTGGTTTTATAGGGGCAGTTCTGGCGCTGATGCGTATTGCAGAAATGGTGACGGGCAAAAATTTTGCCGAGTTGATTTGGAGAAAACCCGATGCCGAGTAGCTCTAAAAAGCAACACAATTTCATGGCGGCAATCGCGCATAGCCCTGCGTTTGCCAAAAAAGTAGGCGTCCCACAGTCTGTGGGTCAAGACTTCGACAAAGCCGACAAGGGCCGTAAATTTTCAAAAGGTGGAAGTATGGCTACTAAAGGTGTAAACCCATTTGCTAAGTTCGAGAAGTCTGGCAAAGATGTAGAGCCCAAAGGCATGCGCGAAGGCTCTAAAAAAGAAGAGGCGTTCGACATGAAACAGATGAAGAAGATGGCCGAGGGTGGCTCGACCGACATGGCCCAAGACAAAGCCATGATTAAAAAAGCCTTCAAGCAGCATGATGCTCAAGAGCACAAAGGCGGCAAGGGCACAGAGTTGAAGCTTGCTAAAGGCGGCATGTTTCGTTCGTCGGCTAATGGTATCGCCTCTAAAGGCAAAACCAAAGGCACTCAGATCATGATGAGGAAAGGTGGGAAGTGCTAATGGCTAATAATAAATACCCCAAAGATGTTCCTGTAGATGAGCCTGTTGCGCCTCGTAAAGCAACAAAAATGCCTATGGGAAAAATGGTTCCAAAGTCTAAAACTCGGCCAATGTACCAAGATTCAGTACCTGTGGATGAACCTGTATCTCCCGCAATGCCTAAACCCGCTCCCCAGCCACCTATGTATCCCAATAGCGTACCTGTGGATGAGCCTACCGGCACCGGCATGAAGCGCGGCGGTAAGGTAAAGAAGATGGCCTCTGGCGGCTACACCCGCGCAGCCGACGGTATTGCTCAACGCGGTAAGACCCGTGCGCAGCAGTTTTGTGATGGCGGTATGCCACGGGGTCGCAAGTGAGAGCCAGTCGCGGTATGGGGGCTATCAACCCCTCCAAAATGCCTAGCGGTAAAAAGACCGCTCGCCGCGACGATACTGACTTCACCCAGTACGCTGAAGGTGGACATGTGGGCCTATATGCCAACATCAACGCAAAACGCAAACGCGGCGCAAAAATGCGCAAACCCGGCGCTAAAGGCGCTCCCACCGACCAAGCATTCATTGAATCTGCAAAAACCGCAAAGAAGTAATTATGGCTACTAAAAATTGGATCGCAGGCGCAATCAAAAAACCCGGTGCGTTGCGTGCTGAAATGGGCGTTAAAGGCGATAAGCCTATCCCCGCTAAAAAACTTGCCGCCGCTGCAAAAAAGCCCGGTAAAATGGGTCAACGCGCTCGACTAGCTGAGACCCTTAAAGGTTTGAAAAAATGACTGTTTCCGGCACAACCGCATTTAACCTCGATTTCACGGAAATCGCTGAAGAGGCTTTTGAGCGGGCGGGCCGGGAAATGCGGTCGGGCTATGACTTGCGCACTGCACGTCGGTCGTTCAATTTGATGACCATCGAGTGGCAGAACAAAGGCATCAACATGTGGACCATTGAAGAGGGGTACGTCAACCTCATTCAGGGCCAGTCTACCTATGACCTGCCAGCTGACACTATTGACTTGCTAGAGCATGTGATCCGTACAGGCCAAGGTAGCGTATCCACCCAATCTGACCTGACCATCACGCGAATCAGTGTTTCTACCTATGCCACGATTCCAAACAAGCTGCAGCAGGCACGCCCCATCCAAGTATGGGTTGAGCGCCTTAGGGATAACCCTAAGATTGTGGTATGGCCGGTTCCTGACCAAGGTACCGTAGACAATCCCTACTACGTGTTCAAGTACTGGCGGCTGCGCCGTATTGATGACGCCGGCACTGGTGTAAATACCGCCGACGTAAATTTCCGTTTTTTGCCGGCGCTAACCGCCGGGCTGGCTTACCATATTGCATTGAAGTTGCCGGAAGCCGAGCAACGAGTTCCCATGCTTAAAGCTGTGTACGACGAGTCCTTTGAGTTGGCTGCTGGAGAAGACCGCGAAAAAGCTGCGATCCGTTTTGTCCCTCGGCAAATGTTTATTGGTGGGGGCACCTAAATGGGTAACCGGTTCGCGTCCGGTAAAAACAGCATTGCAGAGTGCGATCGTTGTGGACAACGGTACAAACTTACTCAGCTACGCAAAGAAGTCAAGAAGACTAAGACGTACAATCTCTTGGTTTGCCGGGCCTGTTGGGACCCTGACCATCCGCAGCTGCAGTTAGGGATGTTTCCTGTGGATGACCCCCAAGCGGTTAGGGAGCCTCGCCGAGACTCGACGTATGTCCAAGCGGGGGTAAACGTAGGCGGGTTTCCTACTGGGGGCTCGCGGGATATTCAGTGGGGCTGGGCACCAATTGGTGGCTCCTCAAGTTTTGATGCCGTTCTTACTCCAAACTACTTGGTAGGAACGACAAGTGTTGGTATAGTTACGGTGACGGTTTCTTAGGAGTAAATCATGGCATACAAACAAACAGCCGATGGCGTTGTTAAAAAAGGTAAAACCCAAGTGGACATCGCCCCAAATAGCGGGCCTTCTACGGGTATTCAAAACGGCGGCAAAAAAACTGCTGGCGTGACTGGCCAAGCTATGCGTGCCGTTGGCCGCAATATGGCCCGCGCAAACAACCAAAAACGAGGCTAATCATGGCGTACAGTATGAAGAAAATGGGTAAGGAAGTCGGCTCTGCCAAAGTCTACGCCCCTCCCCACACAATGACCGGTAAAGCTGTGACCGTGGTAGAGAACCCCGGCAAAGAGCCAAACCGTAGCAAAGCGGATACCTACGACGTAAGTATTGGCGGCATTAGCAAATCAGCTGGTAATGAGCCCACTAAGACCGACGGCATCAAAATCCGTGGTACCGGGTGCGCTACCAAAGGAACTATGGCCCGAGGCCCAATGGCGTAACGTATGACCTACACTGAACTGTGCACCAATATTGCTGACATCTGTGAAAACACGTTCACGGCGACTGAGTACGCCATGTTCGCGCAGCAGGCTGAGCAGCGTATCTACAACACAGTTCAGCTGGCCAATCTGCGTAAAAACCAGACAGGCACAATTACAGTTAACAACAAGTACCTGTCGGCCCCCAATGACTTTCTGTCCACCTACTCTTTGGCAGTAGTTGACGGCAGCGGTAACTACACCTACTTGTTGAACAAGGACGTTAACTTCATTCGTGAAGCATACCCCAACCCAACCGCCACCGGTCTGCCTAAGCACTATGCTATTTTTGGGCCGCAATCAACTGCGGTAAATGAGCTGGCGTTTATTTTAGGTCCAACACCCGATACTACATACACTGTAGAGCTTCACTACTATTACTACCCGGAATCCATCGTCACTGCCGGCAGCACGTGGCTTGGCGACAACTTTGATTCTGCGCTGCTCAATGGTGCCTTGGTCGAAGCTATTCGCTTCATGAAGGGTGAGCAAGATATGGTTGCCCTGTACCAAAACCTGTATGACCGCTCCATGCTGCTGCTTAAAAATCTGGGCGACGGTAAACAACGTATGGACGCGTATCGTGATGGCCAAGTTAGGACTCAAGTAGCATGAGTATCATTCAAGGCCAAACTACGAGCTTTAAGTCTGAGCTGTACCAAGGTGTGCACAACCTGCTCACAGATACCTTGAAGCTTGCCCTGTACACTGCCAACGTCGACTTAAACGCAGACACAACGGTGTACAGCTCCAGCAATGAAGTTGTAGCTACAGGCTATACAGCGGGCGGCAATACCCTCACAGGGGTAACCCTTAACACCGCAAACAACACGGCCTACGTTAACTTTGCCAACACCTCATGGACCGCAGGGCTTACCGCGCGGTGCGCTCTCATTTACAATGCCAGCAAGGGCAACAAGTCGATTGCGGTTATTGACTTCGGGTCTGACAAGACCTCGACGACCACGTTCTTGATTACCATGCCAACCAACACCTCAACCACTGCACTTATTAGGAGTTCCTAATGCTTATCAGCACCACCAAAGGCGAAATGGACGATTCTTTGCTTGAGAAACGCGAGGGGTCTGTTGACAATGATAATGAGTACACAACTTGGGTTGAGTACTGGCTGGACGGCGAGCTGGTACATCGGTCTGCGCACGTAACACTGAAACAAATGCCGGGGTTTACTGTCGGCGAAACCGCAACTCTTTAAGGACATATCATGGCCAATACCCAATCAATGTGCACCTCGTTTCTTAGCGAGCTGATGACCGCTACCCATAATTTTGGCGTTGCTCCAACACGCGGAACCACGGCGGCAGATACGTTTAAAGCTGCTCTGTACTTTGCTTCTGCTACACTGAACGCATCTACCACGGCGTACTCCACTACTGGAGAAGTGACAAACACATCCGGCACAGGCTATACGGCTGGTGGTGCCACGGTAACAAACGCAACAGCACCAACGTCAGCAAACACGTCGTCAACAGCGGGTACAGGTTACTGGACACCTTCGGCGAGCTTTACTTGGACTAGCGTAACTATCCAGACAGCGTTTGATACCGTGCTAATCTACAACTCTAGCCAATCCAACAAGGCGGTTAGCGTCCACACGTTTGGTTCTCAAACCATCACAGCCGGTAACATCACCATCACGATGCCCGCCAACGCCGCTGCAACTGCTCTCTTGCGCTTGGTTACGACCTAACCCGTCGCTTCCTAAAGGGAAGTTGTTATGGCAAATAAATACTGGGTTGGTAATTCAACAGCGGGTAACACAACCCCAGCGTCTGCAAACTGGAATGGCACAAACGCTTGGAGAACTACGTCTGGTGGAACCGTAACCGCCACAACTCCGGGCACGGGGGATGTTGCAATATTTGACAACAACTCTTTTTTAGGGGCCGCAATCACGGTCACTATTTCTGCCGCAACAACTGTTGGAAGTATTGATGCTTCCGGTATTACCAGTGGGGCTAACGGAATAACCCTTGCCGGTTTATCTAATTCTTTGGCTTTAAGCGGCGGTTCAGCAACGGGTTCGTTGCTAAAGTTACCGTCCTCAAGATTTACTTGGTCTCATTCTAGTACTTTAACAATATCTGGTTCAGGGACTGTAACCACAAATGGTGTATTAATATATTCCAACGTGTCCATGACATCAACAGCGGCGCAACCAACGCTTGCTGGAGACTTTAACGGAAGGGGTACCTATACGTGTAACGGCGGTACGGTTACGTTAGGAACTTATCAATGGGTCTGCACAACATTTACATCAACAGGCTCAACAGCAACAGCAATAAGCGCATCCACTGGTGGTGGTATAACTGTAACAGGAACTTCTAGTACGGTTATTAACGTAACCAAAACTGCAGCGCAGCTAACTTTTCCATCTGCAAAACCAATTTTTACACTAACAGGGAGCCCCACGACTGGTACGCGCGGTATTACATGGTCTGGAGCGACATGGGCAACAAGTACTTCCACAATGCCGGGTTTAATAATTACCGGAGGAAGTGATACGGTAGCAATTACACAAACAGTATCTAGTAATTATGCTAATTTAGCATCACTTAACACAACAGGTTTTAGCGGAACTCTACAATACACAACCGCACCAATATCTCTATTTGTATTTGGAGATTTTTTAGTTAATAGTGGGCCATTAACTTTTACGGGGTACGCCACAAATATAGTTTTATGTGGAACTTCTAATAGTTTTTCTGCAAACTTACCTAGTATTTCATTTCGTCTTTTAAATACGGCAGTATATACGCAATCTGGCGTTATGAATTGTTTTGATTTTACAGAATATAGTTCAATTACAACAGGGTCAATGACTCTTAACTCTACGGGTACTATATCAGGCGGTTTTACACTGGGGGCCGGTATTTATAGTCCTGCGAGCCCATTTTTGTTTTTATCTGGAAATATTTCTGTTGGAACAATTCCGATTACAAGCTCTCAGTCCATTGGTTTTTATAGCGCAGATACAACGGCGCTTACTTCAATAACTAAAACTGGAAGTTCTGATAGTGGTACGTTTAGTATTGGCGGTGGCACATATGGCTCCACGATACCTTTTGTTTTTAATGGGACAAATGCATCCGTAACATTTTACCTCACAACAATTAACGGAACAATAACTTTTAATAACGCTTTATCAAATACCTTAACGATAACTCAATCGAATATTGCTAATACCTTAACAGTAACAGCGAGACAGTTGTATTTAAACGGTCTTGTTAATATACCTAGTACATCAGCTATTACCCTATCCGGGGGTACAAACATATCTTACACAGCAACTGGTGTAACATTTACTAATAAGTTTAGGGTCAATCTTATACCTGTATATGGTAGTGGATATCAAAATGTTATAGTAGCAGATCAATCTGGGGGAAATGATCCCGATTTTTATGCCAGTGGAAATGGTACTTTACTTTTTTATGACGGTGGTACCTATAGCGTATACGCAAGTACATTTGATGCAAATAGCTTTACCGGTTCGTTTGACGGTGGGGGTTCCGGTACTATTTATGTAAAAGTTGCTTTTATACAAACTTCTTTTAATGGCTATGCAACTGTAACCCCATTTGGTGGAGGTACAGTATCAATAAACGCATCAAGCCTATATCAACTTAGTTGTTCAGATTCAACTACAACAAATATAATATCATCAGCAATATCTATTAGCAATAGTATTGGTTTCACTGCTGGTACATTAAATTTAAATTCTTGTACAGCAACTTTTACTGCTGGGAGTAGTCTTAATCTTTCTGGTAGCACAGTTCTTAATGCTGGAACGTCAACAGTAATTCTTAATTATGGAACTATAAATGTAGTAAGTGGTAATAGACTATATAATGTAGTTATTGCCAATGGTTCTTCTCCTAACACTATTTATGCAGATTATATAGCTAATCTTACTAATAGCACACAGCCCGTTACTGTTAATTTTGGTAGAAATATTTCGTTTGGGACGTTTGGGCTTAATGGAACCGCAGGGAACCTTGTCACCATTACAAGCAACCTTTCAACACAGCGCACATTAACTAAAAGTACCCCTTGGAACTTAGGTAACAGCACCGATGGTGGAAACAATGCTGGCCTTAATTTTCTTGGTAGCGGCTCTGGGAATAACAACTATTTAAGCGTAAGCTACATTAACGGTGTATTTGCTCTTCCCATCACTGGCGATACTGCTTCGGGATTTGCGGGTACGACGACATACTTAAAAGACGTTACTGTTGGGGCGACTTCCGTCTCGGCTTCGGGATTTGCGGCTACACCTATCTACGCTTTAACAAGCGCCGTCACAAATGCAAGCGCATCAGGGGTGGCCGCTACCCCCACTTATGCCTACTCAACCTTGCTTGGAAACAACACAGCGAATGGGTTCGTGGGCACCGAAACCTACTCCAACGTAGTGCTCGTAAACGCAACTGGGGTTGCCGCATCAGGCTTCGCCTCTACCCCGGCTTACGCACTAACAACTACCCTCGCAAATACAAGTGCATCTGGCTTTGCGGCCACCCCGGCTTACGCACTAACAGCCCCCCTTACAAACGTAAGTGCATCTGGCTTTGCATCCACCCCAGCTTACAGCTACTTAACACTACTTAGTGGCAACGCCGCATCTGGCCTGCTTGGCACTGTTATTTATCTAAAGGACGTTAATGTTGGAGCAACATCTGTAACAGCCTCCGGCTTTGCGTCAAGCCCTACGTACGCCATTGATACGACCGTAACATCAACCACGGGCTCCGGTGTTGTGGCAACCCCTACATATGAAGTAGCGCCAAGTCTTGCGTCTGTGGTAGGATCAGGAGTAGCGTCTGGAATCGGGTCTTATACCGCGCAGTATCGCGCAACAGGAACTTACGCAAATGGGCTTTTGGGTACTGTAATTTCAATATATTGGAAGCAAGTAGATACTGTGCAAAATGCAAATTGGGCTTTAATAAGCGATGCACAAGCGCCTACATGGACTGTAGTAGACAACTCGCAAGGGGGCGGCTGGACGCCCGTTAACACATAAGGACATAGCATGACCACGGCAGCAACATCACTCTTGGGTCT